TCGGCATCGAGGCCAGTGGCAACATCGCCAGCAAGGATTAGGACGGTCGTCTTATCGTCCTGTTGCGGCATCGGCGTAAAATTTGTTGTGCGGTCTTCAAACTCTAAGTGAAGATCGCTCATTAGGCGAAATTTCATCAGTATTTTCCTATATCTAGTGTTTATTATAGCAGGATTCGAGGGCAAAAGTCAAGCGGAATGTGCTACCAATAATCAATGACTTACGTTATGTCCACAGTCCTTTGCGAATTTTCATTAGCGCGATTAGCATTGCTTCCTCTTCGTTGTCCCATTCTAAGTCTTGCGCAAAGCTGTCTTTGGACCACTGGGTAATCTTTGCAGACATCTCAGGATTAGCTTGCTTCCATTTGTTGCTTAAAATTTTAAGGCCATGCTCGCCGCTGTCGGGTGCCTCGAGTTCCTGCCTGTTAGGGTAAACGTCCTTCCACCATGTATACAGTATCATTACCTGTATTGCGCGAGAAGCTTGTCCTGCATTGCGTTCGTGTTCGCCAAGGTCCGGACTTGCTAGTGTCGATTCCCATTCTAGGTGCTTCATGCCTAGCTCTCGGCTGCGTCGCTCGTCTATTCTTAACACACTTGGAATTTTTCCGCGCCAGCCGTATATCTTTTTACGCTTTTCGTAGTCGAATACAGTCGCCATATTTGCGCACTCGATTTCCACATAATCAACGAGCAATTCAAAATTCGCATGTAACATACGAGTGTCAATTTCGTGATATCCTGGTGGTAGTTTGGTGTTTACGAGGTGGTATCTTCGGACAGTACGGTAGCGTATGCCCCAAGCTATATTGTGTAGAACGTTACCAATTTGGGCAAATTTATCGCTTAATACTTCTGCAAAAAAGTAGCGAATGCGCGCTTCTTTTTTAAATTTAGCATTAAACTCGTCCCAGCCATCCATATCCAGAGAATCGGGCGGATTAAAGTGTAACCACTTTCTAAATTTCTTTAGCATAAGTGATATTATACACTAAGTTATACCGAATGTCAACTTATTTTCGTGCTGAATCACTTCCAGATTTTGAAATAAACTCGTTAAGCTTCTGTGCTTCTGCTATTACCTCTTCCGAGGTAGGTGCGGAGTCAGGTTGACCGTGACTAGAATTTGCTCCTGCTGCCCTGTGCTTCGAGAGCAAAATTTCAAATGCTAGTGCCAGCAAGTCTGCGCGTAATTCAAACGGGGATTTTCCTTGTGCCATTATAAAACTCTCCTTGTGTGCTGTGTGCTAATAATAACATATGTATTTATCAGCTTTTATTATTTAGGCACCACTAGTCCAGATTTCTTTACGAGTGCAATTTCGCTTGCATATTCTTCATAGGAAGTAGCTGCATCGGGCCTAGGCTTCATGATTGCAATGATAGCTGTGCGCTGATAAATTACGTCGGCTTCTGGATCACCAAGCATGGAAGCCGGGGCTAGACCAACTAGACCGTTCTGTGGATTTACTTGTAGGCCGCAAGGCTTTTTAATTGTAATACTTTCTTTGTCCATTGATGTAATTTTGCCGATCAGCTCATCACCTGTGCTAATGCGGAATGCAACAATCTTACCAACTTCAAAAATCGTTTCTTTATTTTCTAACATTTTATGCTCCTGTATTCATGTCGTGTGTGTTTACGGTGTCGGAAGTCAAATCTACAACCTCGCATGAACCAGAGGAACATGCAAGTGTTTGAGCGCCTGCCGTATTATCTTCGTGTTCGTATTCGGAAAGTAGTGACCAGTCAACATTCTTAGGCATTTTGCTTACTAGCTTATCGTATGTTGCTTTGTCAATTTCCTGATACGGTGCTTGACGATATGAGTGATTTGTGTGTGGCAAAAATGAAACACCGCTCATATAGTCGAAGTTCTTGTACACCCAAGCACCAACCTCTAACCATTCTGCTTCGCGTACAAAGACGGTAATAGATGGTTTGTGTTCGCACCAGTGTGTTGCGTAAATTTTCCATAGCTCTAATTGTTCGATTGCAGTCATGTCGTCGCGCATAACGCTGCCTTTCGGTGATCGAACAGGGAAGCTATAAACTGAGTTATGATTTGGTTTTGTGACGTCGTCCTCGACGGGGAATTCGTATGCATTCATAAAAATAGCTAGCGGATCTTTCTTGTCTGCGCGTACGGTGCGGACATAATATTCGCTGTAGCGCGAGTGAATGCCACTCGCTGAATCTACTAGCTGCGATACTGTTCCTGAGGGCTTGACGCATGTAATAGCTGTTGACTGATTAATGCCTATGGTATCGGCCCACTCTTTGTTTGTTTTTACACAAACTCCTTTTAGGTCTTCGAGGAAGTCGGGTAGCGTAATGTCGCGCTTGCCTTTCTTGCCACTCAAAAATTCATTGTCCATAATGCCTGTGAGGCTAACACCGAGCAATGATTCCTCGATGGTATTGCGCGCCCAGTCTTTGCTAAGGTAGCGAAAGTTTGTGAGCGACGATTGTAGTGTGCCTAGGATGGTTGCGATACGTGCCTTTCTTGCCAGCGATTCAAAATCATCATCGGCCCGCACGACAACCTCAGATAGGTTGCAAAATTGCTTGTTGCGCAACAAAATTTCCGAGCAAGGATTTGTGCCTTTCACGAGCGATCCATCGCGGCGGCCATTTTTGCTTGCGTGTTTTTGTGCTGCTTCTACGTTGAAGATGCCGCGCTCGCCTGATTTGGATTCCACCAGCGACAGCCATTCACGCATAAACGTTTCCATCTCAGGGCGTTCAGTATAGGCTACAGAATTATTTGCTAGGGCACGTTGCACTTCTAACTCCCACCACTTGCCGCTCTTTGCGTGACGCATACGTTCGTCGGACAAGTTCGAGAGTGAAATCAACGCAGAACGTCGAACGCCACCTACTACAACTATGTCTCCAATTTTGCACATAAGGTCATGACACTCAATGCTTGTTAGTTTGCGACCTGCTGCGTTACGGAAAATATCAACGGTGAAACGGAATAGCTCGTCCAAAGGTGCTGGACCCGAACTGCGACCACCAAATGTTTTTAGACGCGCGCCTGCAGGACGTAAGCGTGTCAAGTCCCACTTAGGAATGCGACCATTGTATAGCATGGCGATCAATTCGCGGAAGCTGCTCGCCCAGCCAAGCTTGGAATCAGGTACAACAATCGTAGATTCGCTGTCGAAAAAATCTTCTGCGACTGGCGGCAAATTTGCGACCTCTTGACGCTCTACGCTAAACCCAACGCCAGTACCGCACATCAAAATATACATTGTCTCGTCAAATGCACGAATCGAATCAACCGCAAGAAATGAGCAGTTATAGCCTGCGACTGCGTCGCGAGATAATGCCTTGCCTGCTGCCATTAAGCACCGCATAGAAGGCATTACTTCTAGGTTCAAAATTGAAAACTCAAGTTCGGGGCGAACTTTGTTATATGCTTTTACAGAGTCAGGATAGTGTTCGGCAAGATGACCTTCAAAAAAGTCAAGGTAGCGTGTGATCGTATCGAGCCAAGTCTCGCGCCCGCCTAGGTCTTCTCGGTATCGCGCGTATCGGCTTAGGTGAATAAATTGTTGGTACTCGGTAGGTAATGTGACGACGTGCTTTCCATTGCCGTTACCATTGGAGGCGGCTTTTTCCATTCTGTGTAGCTCCTGTGTTTTGTTATTATTTTATGTGGTGCATTTCTATATCGCAAAATTCGTCTACGATTTTTAAATTCGTGCAATCCGTAATGTTATTTACCTTACCTAACTCGTAATTAAATATACGTTGTTTATCAACCAGAGGAGCTAAAAATCTATCACTACCATCATCTATCAGCACGATTGACACTCGCTCCTCGCCAATGGCAAGACAGAGTGTATGATAGATGAGCAAGCTAATTGTGCTTGCACAAAACAATTGATGATATAAAAGTTCCCACGGTGTCGGCCAAGAATCCGGTGTGTAGTAATCAATACACCGTGCCCCAATGGGAACACTTGCAAAAAACTCCGCAATGCTATTTATCTTTTCTTCTTCACTGAGCCCGTTAATCTGTGCGCGGAAATCTCTCCACTTTGCAATACGTTCTTCCGCTGTTGAATTGTTCCATGCTGACATCTATGTATTATACTAGGTTATGTACGGTTTGTCAAATATTATGTTACGGAAAATGGTCCATTTGGTACAATAAAGTTTACTGTGTATCTAGCGACACCCTTGGTGATTCGCACTTCTTCTAACCAACCATCAAAGTTTGCACCGGATTCACTTGGTACGTCAGCAGATCCAACGCGAAGTGGTGCCGTCGAATTAAAGAGTATATTTGAACCGATGGCAGCAGACGTTCCTATGGAAAGCCCGCCAACATAAATGGTAATTCCGGCACTACTGCGAACACAGGCTACATGATACCATGTATCTCCTACAGGATTCCAGGCAGCCGTTAATCCAAAAAAACCAGTCGTGCCATTTGCAGAAAATAGCATTCGTGCTTCATTATTAAAAAAGTCAAAAATCCATGATTTGCCTGCAGTATCTTCCCATTGTGCAGCAAATGTCATATTGGTGGTACCTGGATCGCCGTTGAATCGAGCCCAGCACTCTACCGTCCAGTCTGCATTTCCGAAACTCCAGTCATCATCATCTACCGCGCTTACATAGTCACTTATGCCATCTAATAACAACGACGAGCCGCCCCACTTTGATTGTGCCGTATCTATTTGTGCATTAGAATTAAAGGTAATGGCATGTCCTGAATTAGATTTATCGGCAGTCGTTGTTGCTCCGTCCGATCCATCAAATGACAGGAGTAGAACTACACTAGACCAAAACGGATCATCCCACGTATATTTTTCAACGAATGTTGTTGTCGGTCCTGTACCATACCAACCAACATACACTTCGTTTCTGTCGATTGGGACGTATATCATTCTTGAGTTTGCAGCCTGGATGTTCTGGAGAGAAACCGTAGCGTCTGCCGCACCAGTCACCTCTGTCATATCAAAGGGTGTAACTAAGTCCCACTGTGTGAGAGCCTCACCAGACGGCATTGCCCATACACGTAAGCCATCATCACTAACTATAACATCTTCGCCCACACCTGGCGCACCCGCAACACTTCCTGTACTTTCGAGTGACATCGTTGTAAGGTCCCACGGCGTAGATAGACTATAATATACTACGGCATCACTTAGGCCAGTCAAGAAAAGTTTTGTTCCGTTATTGTGGAAGGAGAAACCAACCAATGTGCTGTTTCCAAATGATGTAGTAGCCGACTGATCTGGAGTAGGAAGAGCCAACCAATCCATTGTATACGGCGTGCTTACGTCAATCCTATACATATCACCGTCATTAAAGCCGCAAAAGTATATAGCCGTACCGTCGTCTTTCCATTGACAATCCATAAATCTAGGGCCGCCGTAATTATTAGTTTGTGCAGATACCGAGTTAAATGTGGCACTAGTAATATCCCAGGCAGGACTCAAATCAAATTCTGCCAATTTAGGGACGTTGCCGTCGAAGTCTTGGTGAATCCACATCTTAAGTCCGTTAGGATGAAAGTCAAGTCCAACGAGTTCATCCATATCTGGAAGCCCTGCAGATGCACCTGCTAGACCAACATATGTAAGATTTACTTCATTGAGATCTGGGAGATTTGCGCCACCTTGGGCGAGGGCAACGTTAAAGCGATAGCTGTTAACTAATATAGTATTACCCACGTTATGCTACGCCGATCAGTGTTAGAATTAAACCTATACCTACGAGTTCATCGAACTCAGCATGGTCTCCCTTGCCATATTCGCTATCAAATACTGGTGTTACGACGGCTAAATCAGGAAGCGTGACAGCAGCAGGTGGCGGGAAATTATACGAATTTATAAGTATTGTACTAGGCATTAGTTGCCATCCTTGCGAGTTGCAGACCAGATGTGCCAACAACCCACACTTCAGTTGTATCTTCTGGATTTACCCAAACTGTATCTACAGAAAAGCCAACTTCTGCATCATTATCAAAAGTACCGATGCTTGTTATAGTGGACAAATCAAAAGGTGTTGACATTTCTAATATTTCAACGCCTGCGGTGCCTGCTCCGCGATAAATGCGAGTGCCATCTTTAGATATTTTGGAACCTCCGACGCTGCCGTTCTGCGTCCAGTTTATTGTACTTTCTTGCCCCAAAATAGGGTTATCGAAATCACCCGCACCACCAGTAAAATCAACCTGCCTTATGCGAGTTAGCCCTGGTCCATCGACATACATGTAAGAAAGATCATCTATCGGATAGAAAGATCGGTCGACCGAGCCCGAATGACCTGATGCCGCTTTATTCATCGCGCCTGTTTCTGCGGATCCATTAATAGTGAAGTTTGTCACAGCGACTCCTACCATGGTGTCGGTTGATCGTTCATATATAATTAATGTTCCGTCTGCACTAGCAAACAGATGTATAGCGTTGGTCACTGTTCGGGTTGCAATTAAAGTAGCGGTATCGGGATCCCAAGGAGTAGAACAAGAAAACGATCTTATTCTGTCTTCGCCAGTACTAGCGAGTGTTATAACGGTTCCGTCAAGGCTCCATATCACACCGCCGGTGAATCCACTCAATCCGTTGAATGCTGCATCTATTGCGACCATGTCTCCGCTACCAGTTTCCCAGCTTTGAATTAGTGTCCAGTCTAACGGATCGTTGTAGGCTGTCGGCGCAGGTGGCGGGAAATTATACGAATTTACAAGTATCGTACTACCCATGTTATGCTACGCCGATTAGCGTTATAATTAATCCTACTGCTCCGGTGCCTGCTCCGTCAATGTCAATTACTATTTCGTCATCATCAGCTAGTGTGCCATCGGAGATAACTGCCGGTACTGCCGCCGTAACACTTGTTTTGTCATCTTGGTCAATAGTTAGTAGCGTCGAAAATACGCTGACTGTATTTTTGTTAACGTCGACAGTGACTGCACCAGAGGTGCTTGCCGTTAGCAGCGATGCACGAACTTCTGTTAGGGTCATACCACGCGGCATTCTAAAATATGCTTTGTCTGTGCCAGAGGTTATCGACGATGTTAGATCAGATGCAGCCAATTGAAAGCTAGTGATATCGTCGCGGGCAGCCGTTAACTCTATGTTTAGATTTGTATGCACTAGGCCTGTGTTTTCGCTAGGAGTAGTCGAATTAACTCGATTCATAAGTGCAGTTACATTTGCTGCTTCGATATGATTATTAACTAGTAGCGACTCAGCTATAAATGTTCCGCCATATGCCGCCGTCGATATAAGTCTATTTGTAATTGTTGCAGATGTTGCGGCAATAGCAGACGTTACGTTTGCAATAGTATTTAATGCATCGACACTAAGATCGGCAGCAACATGCACGCTATAGCCGTGAACGTCGGCTAATGTAAGATTTATTTCGCCGCTTGAGCCGTTAGCAATAGTGAACGTAGTGTTGCTCTGTCGATAATTTTGGCCGCCACTGGTTATGACAACACCAGTAATCGCGCCTGCCGCCGCAGTTACGGTGCCTACAAAACCTGAGCCTGTCGCGCTTATCGCTGTGATCACGTCGCCTGTGGTGTAGCCTGTGCCTGGAGTAGTAATTGTGCTGATATCGAGGATGACACCACGATAAGTGCTGTCCCATAAAATATCGCTTTCGGTTAAAACAACTGCCGGGGTAGGTGTCCCCGTTAGCTCGGCAACAAGCGTGTTAAAAATTGTGCTTGTAAAATTCTCGTCGAATTTTGATTCTGCTATATTATTATCTACAATGCTTTGTGCCGTAGACGTTAGCTTATCCGTATAGACGTTTATCGAAGGAACAGCCAACGCAGGGTCTTGACCCATCCACGCCTGTGATGTATCCGATGTTAATGCTACCTCTGCTGGCAACAACGGCTGCGGTAAATTCTCGCGGCGACCGCGTCTATGTTGGATTCTCGAAATTACTATGTTAGCCATTAGAAGCTCATCCAGCGACGCCTAATGACACGCAATCTTACGTCATCGACAAAAGTATTTGTATATCGTAGCTGTATATCACCTGCTACATATAGTGCTTCAAACGCAATAGCGCCTACTAAGCCAGCATCGCGCACCTCTACCTGCGTATCGTTTAGCGTAGCAGTTCCTGCGCCTACAAGCGTGTTACCGACGATTTGCAACTGACCTGCTACGGTGTAGTTATTTGTGCCAGGTGTGCTACCGGCGATATTGCCGCTGTATTCAACAAAGATTACATCTGATTCTGTTATGTCAAATAGCAAACCTGTTATGTCTGCAAATGCGCCTGTGCTGCCAGTTAAGGTATATTCATCAGGAACTGCGCCGCCAGTATACAAAATATCAGGATCGGATTCTGTTGTTGATGTAATTCTAATTGCATCGAGTGTTGTGTCAACGTCAATGTTAATATTGGTGCCGCTAACCCACGTTAAGGTATCGGTTACGCTATCGGCTGTTGCCGTACCAGTCGGTGCCCACGTAAAGCCAGCGTCGGTATCCGTTACGGTCATATCGCGGAACGTCGATGAACCCACACCGATACCAGAGGTGGTTACTTGTAGGTTGCTAAGTGTCGTTACAAGAAATGCGCCGTGAATTTGATTTATAAGTGCGGCTGCATTTGAGCCTTGTATGGAATTTGAACCAGCTATGCTAAATAGGAAATCGCCGTCGGTCAAGTCAAACGCATTTGTTCCCGTTGGGTCTACCGCTGGGTCATTAATGGCACCGAGGGCATCATATGCTTGCGCGTCTAGTGTGCCTATTCCGGAGTTTGTTATCGCCGTCCTAATGTTTGCAAGCGTGTTAGCAACGTCTACGCTTGTATCGGCTGCTATAAATACTGCCTTGGATTCGTCCCATAGGATATCTGAATCTGTTAGCACAACTGCCGGAGTCGGTGCGCTTGTTAGGTATAGTAGCAACGATGCAAATTCGGATGCATCGAGAGCAGGCGTAAATTTAGCTGATAAAATTTGCGTATCGACGATAGACTCTGCTGCCGAAATATCGCCAGCACCAGTACCGTACGTTCGCACGCCAAAGGGTGGCTGCGCTGGATCTGTTCCGATCCATAGTTCGCCTGTGTCTACTGTTAGTGCAAATTCGCCCGGCAATAACGGCTGAGGTAAGTTTTCTTTGATACCCCTGCGGTTCTGTATCCGCGAAATTACAATTTGATTTGCCATTGATAAAATTCCTGTCAGTTTCTAACAGTATTTATCAAAGTTTGCGCGTAAAGTTATCCGTGCTTGGCGAAGTATTCTTCGAGGCGTTGCGCCCACTTATCTGCGGCTTTGTCGAAATCGACGCCCTCGACAATCCACTCTTGATATTGGCCTGTTTGAGCAGCAAGCATGATAACACCCTTGCGGATTTTTGTATTAAACATCTCATTATGTGCAAGTCCGTATGCGACCACCTGCAATTTATAATCCTCGATCCATTCTTCCTTGCGGAATGATCGCGAATTCTTAAAGTCCATGATGGCATCATCGCCGCTGTGGCGTCCGCATAGGTCAGTAGTGCCAGCGTAAAGCTCCTCTGCGTAAAGCGGAACCTCCACTCCCCAGACCTCGTCTACCTTAGACAAGCCCTTGGTGATAATCTGCTTGGTCATATGGACAGCAAAAATGTTGCCCGTAGGTTCTTTGCCTTCAAGGATATAGTCTTCGAGGTTTTTGTGTACGGCGTTGCCGTAATTGATAGAGCGTTTTACGATGGTGTCAGCCTCGGCGTTACCTACACGCGCTTTCCACTCTTTGAGGAAGGACATATCCTTGGTGCCGCTTAGGACTGTAGTGACTGATGGGACGCGGTTGCCAGCGGGCGTTAAGTAAACGCGGGGTCCGTCGGGGGATGTTTCTCTTACTAGTTCCTGATACTTATACCTGTCTACTATATTCATTAAGACATTATAGCATCTTACATGATAGAAGTCAAGTTATTTACTATCGAACATCCAAGGTCTTTTCGCCGATCAACTTGTTATTCAAGTAAACCTGAACAATTAGGTCATCGGGAAAATGAATAGATCGTGCTGACCATACTCGCGT